CCGATTTCTGGAATATCTTCGGCAAATCTATCATCATCATAACTGGCAACTGTAAATACATCTCCGACATCATTTGATGGAACATCATACTTATCAAAGACAACTAATAATTTTCTAGATGGATCTGGACTTTCTGGTTTTCTTACCAATCTAGAATAATCATAGTATTGATCTCTTTGACCTTTATCTAATATGAATGAATTGGAAATGTCTTTATATGAACCTCCAGTTACATTTTCAATAGTTGTAGTAATATTAGACTCTTTAAATCGGACAGTTTCTCCAATGGCAAACCGTTCGTTTGTAAGATAGACAATATCCAAATTATTGGATGCAGTTGGTTTAACAACAACTCTTGCTACTGCTTTACTATCTGAACCGATAATATTTTCGCCAATAATAGCATTAGATGATACAGAATCGGTTGAAGTACATTCAATCCTATCTAAAACTGGATTATTTTTATCCAGAGATTCGTAAACTGCTATAACTTTTACTACGTCTGGGACATTAAGAGAAATTTGGTCATCTTGAACTCTCAATCCATGATACTGATTATAAGTAAGTCCATCATTAAGAGATTGATCAGATGTTGACCCAGACTCTTTTAATTTTGATTTGTCAATATAAAGTGTGGAAGATCTTACATAATTCTTTACTTTAGAAACAAACTTATCTTTTTCTACAGTAACATTGAGAATTGAAGTTCCAGTACTATATGGATCAATTAAACCTCTTATTTGGATGCTGTTATTGTTAACAATTGAAATTGCATCTGCAGACAAACTTGCTGGCGAGAATGCGCCGCTAACATTATCATAACTATCATAAAAGAATGAATACTTCTCTTGATCAAATCCAACAAATGAAGAGTTTGAAGAATTTAAATGTGTGGAAGGTAGATTTGCAACATCTAAGGTGTATATTCCTGTAGAATCCACATCTATATTATCAATTTGATCAATAACTCTGAGTTTAGAGTTTGACAAATCAACTTCTGAAATATTTTCGTCAAATAATGGTGTATATAATGCACCACTACCTCTGAATACTGGTATTCCCAAAGATATTTGTATTTGATTGCCACTTATACCAGATTTATCATAAACACCAGATACAGAAGAACCATTTATTTCAGCAAGCGTGATTTCTGTTAAAGAGGAACTTATTTCAGTAATTTTGTTATATTTTGGATCACTGCCAGTATTTTGGATGATTATATCTCCAACTTTCAATCCAGCAAAAGGTCTTCCTGATGCTGTCATTACATTGGTGTTAACATCAACAGTAGCAATTCCCCCCTCAAGAATTTGTCTTTCTAAAACAGAATCAGCACTAAAGTCACCATTTAAGAATGATTTAACATCCTGAATACCATAAACATCTACTTTGGAAGTTGTTATTGAAGTATCAATTCCATTAACAATTATTGGCTCACCAACAATAAATTTACCAGAAGTTTGTCTGAGATTATGAAAGCTTGCAGTACCTGTTGCATCGACGTATCCTGTTGCGCCACTAAATTTTCCTTTAATATGGAAACTTTCTTCCAAAGATATAGAATTATTAAGAGTTAATTTTGTAAAAGTTTGAATATCATAAACTCTCAAATCCCAAGAAGTAGACGCATCTTCATATGCAGAGTCTGTCAAATTAAATGTGTATGCTCGTGCATAACCAATTTTTGATGTGCCATCTGCCTTAAGGACAGAGTGCAGTTCAATTTGCTCTCTAAGAATTGGAGTTCTAGTGAC